AAAATGATGAAGAAGAGGAAGATTATTATTGACCTAAATATTCCTATGTGGAGTATTTATGAGTTACGAAAACCCTTGGCTATATAATGATAAAGTTTTTGAAAGTGAAGATATAAATGATTATTTCGGTTACTGTTATCTTATGACTGATCTTGAAAATGGATAGATGTATATCGGTAGAAAATATTTCTACTCCATTAGAAAGAAGAAAGGACAGAGAAAAAAAGTAAAGTCAGAAAGTGATTGGAAATCCTATTACAGTTCATCTAAAAAAGTTCAAAAAATTGTGCAAGAATCTGGCCCTAACAGATTCAAGAGAGAAATCTTATCTCTTTATATAAAAAAAGGTCAAGTGAATTATAATGAAACCAAGTTATTATTCAACCATAACGTGTTGGAAGCCGTTAATCATCATGGCGAAATATTATATTATAATGATAATATTATGAATAGATATTTTTCAACAATTATGGAATAAAAGACTTGACATTTGAGATTTATAGTGGTATAATATAAGGTATATAAATTGAATAAAAGACTTACAAAGTTAAAAGGTCTTATTGATGATGGTTCAGTTCCAACCATTTTAGAGGTTAGAACAAATTCTAGGGAATATTCCTATGAAGATGTTATAGCTCTAGATTATGGATTCGTTCAAGATCTGTATATGGGTAATGAAAATTTTGAAACTTGGTTTACCTATATTGGGCCGGAACCTATAAAACTCAATGATCTTACTTTAAATAAAAATGAGATGATTGAAATAATACTTGATTATTATGGAAAATTATGAGAAAACAACTAAGTGAAGAACGAAAACAAGAGCTTCGTGACCAATTAACAAAGGCACGAAGTAAGAAGAAAACAGCAGAGTACAAAAATGTACATCCATCTGTCTTAGCAAAACCAGATGATGACCCCTTGTCTTTTGTTACGGTCAAAAAATGGATTAAACATAACAAAGAAAAAGCATCTGCTCTTCTTAGTCATTCTCGCCGAAGAAATATTTCCTCTAAAGAATCAACTACACAAAAATCTGAAGGTGAGAATGTAAAAGCATATGTTCGGTCTATGGAACATTATCTTAAAATGGGAGATTGGATTTCTAATTTTCAGGGTGCAGATGAAGAGTTAAAAACACAATGGAAATGTGTTGCAATGGCTTATGAACCAGATGGTACACCTAAACGAACTAAAGGGGTGTATTATCCAGATATTAATGCAGTATGGGCAAGTGAATGATATTAATTGATTTGAGTCAGATAATGGTGGCATCCACAATGATGTCAATGGGAAAAGACCGAACAGAGGTTGATATTAAAATGATACGACATATGATTCTGAATAGCCTCAGAATGTATCGACAAAAGTATCATGTAGAATATGGAGAATTGGTCTTATGTTGTGATGGTAGGAATTCATGGAGGCGTGAACATTTTCCATTATATAAGGCTGGTAGAAAAACTACTAGAGATTCTTCATCTAAAGATTGGACACAAATATTTGAAAGTCTTGATACTATCAAATCTGAACTTAAAGAATATTTCCCATACAAATATATAGAAGTTGAAGCAGCAGAGGCCGATGATGTTATTGGAGTTCTTGCAAAATCTTGGAACGAACCGATAATGATTATTTCAAGTGATAAAGATTTTATACAATTACAAGTAAAAGAAAATGTTAAACAATATAGTCCAATTACTAAAAAAATAGTTAATGATACCAATCCAGAAAGATATTTAAGGGAACATATTTTGCGTGGAGACAGCTCTGATGGTATACCTAATTTCTTATCAGCTGATGATTGTATTGTGGAAAAGATTCGACAAACACCAATAACGAAGAAAAAAATAGAATTGTGGATAGATCAAAATCCAGAAGATTTTTGTAATGAAGAACAGTTAAGAAATTATCATAGAAATATGAAACTGATTGATTTACAATATACACCATCAAACATTGTTGACCAGATTGGAAAACAATATGATGAAATTCCGAAAGGAAAACGAAGTGGCCTTTTGAACTTTTTTATCGAAAGAAAACTTAATAATTTAATTGAAAGCATAGGAGAATTTTAATATGGCACAACAACCAGTAGAATTTGATAGTAGAGGTGATGGAACTGTAGGAGCTTTTCCAGCAGGGCCTAAACCAATTGAAGTTAGAAAACTTCTTCTTAGTGAAATTTTGACTAAAGTACATGGTGCAAAAACAAAAGCACAAAAAATCAAGATTTTACAAGAAGAAGATTGTTCAGCTTTGCGACAAATCTGTAAGTGGTCATTTGACCCAAAAATTGAAACAGGATTACCAGCTGGTACTCCCCCATATATTGAAAATGATGCTCCAGAAGGTACTGAACATATGTTACTCAGAACTGAAGGAGATAAACTTTATCATTATATTAAGGATGCAGATCCAAACCTTCAAAGTACAGTTAGAGAACGTATGTTTATCAGATTGTTAGAAGGATTACATAAAGATGAGGCTGAACTTTTATGTGCAGTAAAGGATAAAAGACTTCATCAAGTATATAAGGGATTATCCACACAAGTCGTATAGAGGCTTTTGGGTGGAATGAGGACTTTGTGTTGTCTAAATAATAGTACAATCTTTAATAGGGAGTCTATTATAATGCAAAACCGAAAGGGAGAGTGTGTAGAGGATAACCTACTGTCCATCCACATTTAAAATCCCCCAATATTATTAACACAAATAAGACCGTTTAACGATCTGCGGTTTCTATTTTTTGATGGACTACTTATATCTAATAAAGGTTGAAGATCATATTAAAGAAGGTAATATGAAAAAATTATTCATATGTTTTGCTTTAATGTTTTCCTTTTCCTTTCCTTTAGGAAGTGCAAGTACTTATGAAGATAAATTGATGTGGGACAAACTTGGTTCCCATCCAGTAGCAATTAAAAATGTTGTTACTATACCAAATTATTCTTCATTAAATTTTGTATTAGAAAACAGAGCAAAACAAGTAGAGTGTCTTGCAAAGAACATATATTTTGAAGCACGAAACGAACCATTTGCAGGACAATTTGCAGTAGCCCTAGTAACTTTAAATAGAGTATATGATAAAAATTTCCCCAATACGGTATGCAAAGTAGTATATCAAGGAATACATACTACTGATGGATTTCCAAAACGTGATAGATGTCAATTTAGTTGGTACTGTGATGGTGCTTCAGATGAAGTACGAAATCTAGTTGCTTTTAATACGACACAAAAGATAGCAAATCTTGCAATGATTTCTTATGGAAGTATGAAATCGCAAGGATTAGATTATACAGAAGGTGCAATATACTATCATACTCATGAGATAAAGCCACGATGGTCAAACTCATATCCAAAAGTTGGAAGAATTGGAGATCATATATTTTATAGATAAATACTAGTAAAGGACATGAAATTATAATATGCCAACATATCAATATAGATGTAAGATTTGTGATTTTGAATTTGAAGACGATTACAAGATAGCTGATAGAAATATCCCTGTGGATAATGCATGGAAATATGGTTCTTGTAATGATGAATGTGGAGAGAATGGTGCTTCATGTGATATACAATTAGTGCCACAATTACTTAATTTGCAGTATTCTATGAGAGATAGTGCAAGAAGACATACTGATGACGGCTTTAAAGACCGTATGAAAGAAATTCATAGAACGAACCCTGGCAGTCAGTTAGGAGATTGGACATAATTATGAAAACACAATTAATAAGTCATGATCAGTTAGTTGAAATGAAGGGGGTTACTAAAAACCAACTTGAGGTTTTTAAACAGTATGCAGCAGGCAAGAATCTTTTTCTTTATGGGCCTGCGGGCACAGGAAAGACTTTCGTTATACTGTACAATGCAATCAAGGAAGTTCTTGACTCCAAAACAAATTATAACTGTATCTACATAGTACGGTCATTAATGCCTACTAGAAGTATTGCATTTATGCCGGGCGATGAGCAAGATAAAAGTTCTTTATACCAAGTTCCGTATGACAATATGTTACGGTTTATGTTCAAACTACCAGCTGAGGATCAATTTGAAGCATTGTACGAAGAATTAAAACGACAAGATAATGTTGCATTTCTTTCTACATCCTTTTTACGAGGGATTACGTTAGACAATGCCATTATTTTAGTCGATGAATGTCAAAATCTAAACTTCCATGAGTTGGATACAATCATGACCAGAGTTGGTCAGGAATCCAAAATCATGTTCTCTGGAGATTTTGATCAAACTGACCTCAGAGAAGATGTAGAGAAGGCTGGTTTAGGTCAGTTCTTAAAAATTATCAACGAAATGAAAGAATTCTATTCATGTGAGTTTGATATAGGTGATATAGTGAGAAGCGGTTTAGTCCGTTCTTATATCATCCAAAAATATAATACTGGATTAGGAGATAGAAAATAATGTTACCGTTATTATTATTCAATGTTATTTCTAGCCTTGTCGTAGACAAAGCAACAGATTTAGCAACTGAGCACGTTGAAAGTATGATAGATGATTTACTTCCAGATGCTGCAAAAAAAGAATTAGACAAAGCTATAAAGTCTGACCCCACACACCAATTCACAAATGCTAAAGATGCATTGATGGGTGCTGTTGAGGGTAAGTTACCTATAATTAAAGCCGATGGTACACTTAAACCAATCGAAGTAACCTTTACAGTTTCATATGATCCCACAACTGGATCTGTTGATATTCAGAAAGGGGCGTAATATGGCTGACATAGTAAGAATATCAAAGAACTTTGCTTTATCAGAAATGGTGAAGAGTGCTACAGCAGAACGATTAGGTGTGGACAATTCACCTAAT